GGGTCGGGCCGCCTCTTTCCGCGCCGTCTCGCTGTCAACCTCGATGGCCGAGGGGTCCACGGCCTGAATCTGGCTGGCCGAGATCAGGTGCAGCAGCTTGGAGCGGCGCTTGTTGATCTCGTCTTGCGGCCCGCGCATGTCGCGAACGATGCCATAGCGGTTGTTTTCCCGATCCACGAAGCAGGACTGGGCCTCGATCGGGCAGGCCGGGCGCTTCTTGTCGTCGAGATAGGGAGAGGGCCCGTAAGCGAGAACGCCGCCCGAATGATAGACGCACCGGCGCCACTCCTGGCCTTCGCGGTGATACAGCTCGACCAGCATGACCCGGCGCTTGCGCTTGTCCACCCAGGCGACAGTCGGTGACGCGTCGTTCGGACGATCAGCGAAGGTGTCATCCACCATTGCGCCGCCGCCCTCGATCTCGTTCTCCAGATCGGCCTTGGCGTCGGGATACATCGCGGCTACGTCGTCGGCGTATTGCCATTTGGCGATGCCCATGTAGCGAGCGTCGCGGAAGTCTTCCCGCCTTGACCGGGGGTCGTAGAAGAACTCTTCCCAGTTGATGTCGGTGACGGTGACTTGCAGGCTTTCGTCGATCTCGACAATGGCCGCACAGGTGCCCTGCACCAGGTAGTCCCGCGCGCATCGGATCTTCAGATCATCAAAGCGGTTGTGGTCGGCAATGAACCGCAGGACCTTGGACGCCACGTCGGCGCTGTCTTCGTCCTTCGGGGTGCGGGGATAGGCCCTCGGATCGGTAGAGCCCTGCTTCAGGACGCCCAGCGTGCCGTTTACAGCAGGCCTGACCCGGTTGAACACGTTGTCAGGCTGGCCGCGCTTGGCGAGGCTGGCTTTCTCTTCGCGGGTCCACTGATAGCCGTGGAAGTAGTCGTCGTCGATCCGCGACTGTTGACGGGCGGTAAGGGTCAGGTTCGCGCTGTCCTCGAACATGGCCTTCAGGGAAGCAATCGAGGGGGCGGTCAGGCTGTCTTCCAACTCGTCTCCTCTCGTTTCGGGCGGCCCCACAGGTCGGGCGGCGTGCGACTGGGCGTAGCTGGCGTGGTCTTCGGAGCCCGCCGCAGGCCCTCGCAGGCGTAGCGAAGGGCGTCGATGACGTGGTTGTTCTTGTCGTCCAGCACCGGCAGGATCTCGTCGGTCTTGGGATCGACCTTGAAGCTGTAGCTGGTCAGTTCGTCGATGGTGTGCAGGCAGCGCGGGTGAACCACGATGTCATAGGACTTCAGGAACTCGATCCCGTCTTCCACGCTGCCGGGCCCCTTGACCGCAGGCACGATGCGAAAGCCCTTCCGCTGCATGTAGCTGACCGTTTCGGGCCTGGCGCTATCCGCCCGGATCGTCCACCGGCGCGACCCTGGAACCTTGTCGAACAGCGCCGGGGTGTTGTCGATCTCGCAGCCCACCGCGTAGGCCTCATGGTCCACATACAGGGTCCGCCCGACGATATAGGCCCGCACAAGGACCGTCGGATCCACCGAAAAGCCCCAGTCAGCCCCAAAGCGGAACACCGCGTCCTCGGGCGTGTCGAAGGCCTCGACCTTCCAGTTCTTGAACACCGCACGCTCGCCACGCCGGCTATATTCGCCCCGCCAGACGTGCAGGAACTTGTCGAAGTCCCGCGCCTGATCCCGCAGCATGTCCTTGCGGAGGTCCTCGGGGAACCACGGATTATCCGACCAGTTGGCCTTGATGCACACGAAGTCCGGATCGCCCTGGTTCTCATTGAAGAACCGCTCGATAGGGTCGCCGGCGGAAAACGGATTCCAGCTAAACCGCATCTCGCTTCCCGGCGCCCTGAAGGTCGGCGTCGTGATGTCCAGCGACTTCTGACTGATCGTCTGGGCTTCCTCGACCCACGCCCTGTTGAAGCCTTCCAGCGACTTGATGCTGGTCGCCGTGTGGTTCTGCAAACCCCGGAAAATGAACAGGCTGTCGTTTGGCCCGCGTATCTCCGTCTCGGTCATCTTGAACCGATGGGCCAGACCCAGCGCCCTGATCTTGTCCTCGATGAGCTGCTTAACCGAGTCCTTGATGCTGACCTGAACCTCTCGCAGGCAGGCCGCGCGGATGTGACTCGCGGTTGCCTCGACCACCAACTGTTCAGCGAAGAAATGGCTCTTGCCCGATCCGCGTCCGCCCCTGGCGCCCTTGTAGCGCCTCGGCGTCAGTAGCGGGACAAATGCTCTAGGGACCTTCGGAGAGAGGATCGACAATGGACCAGCGAACCTCCGAGACCGTCTCAACGCTGGCGTCCATCTTCGCCTCCACGTTCGACAGCCTCGGGTGGATGTAGGGCGCCGCTGCCTTGGCCATGTCGAGGCGTTCGGAGCGTTCTGCCCCTTCGTCCCGCATGACTGACAGCATGAACTCCAAGGGCGTCAGGCCGCTGGCAATGGCCTTGTCCGCAAGCTCTCGCGTCTTCTTGGTGGCGGAGCCAACCTTACGGCCCGCGCCCGGCCTTGAGCCGCCGTGGGACATCTTGATTGCTCTTGATTGTTTTGAAGTGGAAAGCCGCTATCCGGGGAACCGTGGCCCCACGCGCGAAGCGGTGCGTTATCAACCATTGGCCCATATAGGCGTCCGCGTCAAGCGGCCATCTTGTCGGCCTCGGCCAATCCGTGACGCGCCTGAGCCCCCTGCAAAAGATCAAGCACCTCTCGGATTCTTTGAGGCGAACGGCCCGACCTGCGCTGCACGCAAGGCACATTCGCCCTCAGCGACGCGCCCATGCCCACAACCTCTCGGAGCATGACCACGCCTGACGCTCCTTGACTAAGCCCGATCTCGGCTTCCCAGACCCTGCACTCGGCGCCATCGTCCTCCAGCTCCCTTCCTACGGCGCCACATCGCAGGTTTGCCGCCTCCACCCTGGCGCCGTATTGGGTGTGCTTCATCATCCTGTCAAAAGCTGTCCGATACCGCAAAGCGGCCCGACATTGCCCTTCTGAGATTGCTCCTCGCCTCCACAAAACAATCAGGCCGTCTTGCGTGTTCCTGCGGTTGACCACTTGCGGTTCATCCCGCATGGGCTCGCCGCGCATTAGCGTTCTCAGCGCCGCCTCCACTGCTAGCTTGGCCGTTTCGCTTTCGACCTCGAACCATTCTCCGCGCACCCGGCGCGACGCAAGCAAGCGATGAGCGCGGTTCTCGACCACAAAGCCGTCCTGCGCGTGAACGGGCTCCGCATGCGTTGCCTTCAGGTTTGCCGTTGATGCGCTTTGCAATACGCGCAACCGAGCGTCTACATTTCGGGCCACCCCAATTTTGTGCAATTTCGGCCCGCCGCTGATTACATAAACATTGGTGCTCGTTCCGGCGCTTAACGCCAATTGCAGATCAAACAGTTCGCTTGTAATGGGTTTGATAGCCAAGGCCGTTTCCTTTCAGTCGGCTGAGGTCAGGGCTGGATCGGTGTTAGCGCACCGCTTCAGCCTGTTTTTTATACCCGTTTTGTTCTTCGGGCTCAACCATGCGATTGCTGTGGCTTAAGGCTTCCCCATCGCATCCAGAGCCCTCAACAGCCCCTTCGTCAAGTTGATGGCCCTTCGCCTGCCTCCGCGTCCGGTCAGGCTGAAGATGGTCCGCCCCTCGCCAGCCACCAGGCGCAGCGTGGTCAGGGGTTCAGATCCACAAGCGGCCAGCACCTCCCGCTCGGTCTCCATCAGGTCGATCACATGCCGCGCCTCGTCAATGATCCGCTGGACGGCGTTCTGGTCAACCTGCCCGGCGTCGTTGATCGGCTGGCGCTTGGCTCCCCCTCGGGCCGCGCCAATCTGTGGCGGGGTCAGGCCGTGGCCGTGGTCTGCGGCTTCGTAGAGGGTGCGGTAGGTCATGCCGTGGGCAAATTGCTTGGCGGTGATGGTTCCGGCCTGGAGCAGCGTTTCCAGCCCGTCGCTGTTCGTGATCCGGCTGCGCTTGACCCGCTCCTGCTTCATCACGAGCCGGCCACGCTTCCAGACGGGGTTGCCGTCCTTCGTCACCGGAACCGTGGTCACCAACTCTTCCACCACGAGCCCGCCGTCTCTCAGCCGCTCCAGCCTGTCGCGCTCGATCAGGGCCTTGGTGGTCCAGTGGTCAGCCTCTCGCTTGGATAGTTCGTCGAGGGCCGATTTCCGCGCCTCCAGAGCCCGTTCCCGGTCGGTGTCGGTCTTGGCCTTGGCGGATAGCTTGTCGGCTTTGTCGAGGCGGATTTCGATGTCTCTCGGGATCATATCTTCAGCCCCTCTCGCATCGCTGCTGCCCGCTCTTCCCCGGCTTTGGCCGCGTTGGGCGCCAGGCGCTTGAGGGATTCCATCGTGTCCTGCAGATGGCTGAACGCCTCGAAGGCTCGCTCCAGCATCGCCCGGATGTCAGCAGGATCGGCGTCGGCCTTGATCAGAACCAGATACCGAACGATGGCGTCAGCAAACCCCGTTGCGGTTCCGGCGAGGCTGGCGATGGTCTGGGCTATTTGGATGGTGCGGGTCACAGCAGCGCCTCCTGAACGGCTTTTAGCGCAGCATCTTCAAACAGACGGGGCTGCTTGTTGGCCGCCTCAATGCGGCGACAGGCGGTGTCAAAATGCACTAGGTCATGCTCAACGCCGACGAACCGCCGACCCATTCCGATGGCTGCGACACCAGTCGTGCCCGACCCCATAAATGGGTCCAGGATCAGCCCGCCCGGCTCCGACTGCACGTCTATGAGCGCCGACATAACGCTCACGGGCTTTTCGGTCGGGTGGTCGCGCTCTGACGGCATCCGGGGTGCGCGGATGACGTTCCCGTAGCTCTTGGAATGATAGCGCGGCGTATTTATCGAAAAATGCAGGATGCACTCATGTTGAGCGCGGAAACCGGTCCCAAGGCCCGGCGCCTGCTTGTCCCAAATCGGCATCGATTGAAACCGCAGGCCCGCCGCCTCAATCGCCATTGCGAGAAGCGGGACCATGCGCCAGTCAGCGAAAAAGCTGGCCGTGCAGCCGTCGTCTGCCGCGTGGCCCTTGTAGGCCACTGCCACAGCCCGCAGCAGCCATTGAAGCCCCGCCGAGGTCATGTTGTCGCCGCCGAACCAGTCTTTTTCCTGAAGTGTCTCAGAGCGAAGCCCTTGGCCTTTGGCCGATCTTTTGGCCGCCTCGGTAAATCCGCCGGAACAATATGGCGGGTCCGAAACCATCGCCCGCGCCCCGAATGATTTGGCCGATTGCAAGACGCCCAGCGCGTCCCCCAGGTAGAGGGTCGCGTCTCCGATCTGTTCAATACGGCTCATATCGCCTTCGCTTTCAGGCCCGCCAGAGCCTCCGCGATCTGCGCCCGACGTTCCGCCGCATCGAGCATCGAGACCGCCTTGGGCGCTTCCGCTGCCAGCTTGGCGCGATAGGCCACGGCATACTCAGGACAGGGAACCTTCAGGGCCAAGTCGCGCAGTTCGCCCGGTTTCGGAAAGAACCCCGCCGGGGATCTGATCCACTGATCCACAGCCTGGGCCACCGCTCGCCGGGGAACGTCGGCCAGGACATCGTGATAGACCCGCCACCAGGTTTTCCACTCCTCGGGGCTGCGGTCAGGAACGGGATAGATCACCAGCGCCTTGGCGAGGATGCGCTGAAGGTCATCCGGGCTGGTCTTGGTCAACGCCCGGTCCCGATCCGCCATCAGCGCCGGCAGGGCTGCGATGACCTCCGAGTGCAGGGCGGGATTGGCGACGATGCCAGACACGGCGTCAGCGGTCGAAGTCTGGTGCGTCAAAAGCAGCCGCAGCTCCTGCGAAAGCCCGTCCAAAGTTGTCAAGGCGTTGGCGGCCCTTGGCGCTGAAAGGCTCTTGCGCTCGAAATTCATCGTTCCACCGTTCTTTGTTCAGCCAGGTTGAGGGGTGCAGGAACACGTTGTCTCGCCATGCCGGGCTGTGCTGTCGGGCGTGGTCGATCGCCATCAGCATCCGGTCGAGACTGGTTTTCTTCAGCGCTTTTGGAAAAACCTTCCGGGCGTAAACCTTGTCCAGCTTTGACGGATAGGCTGCCCAGAACCGATCAAACGCCGCGTCGATTTCGCTCGCGCGTTTCTCTGACGGTTCTATTGACGGTTCTATGGTTGGTTCAAACGTAGTGAGTCCGGAAATATTTTCCGGTAATTCGTGCAGATTTTTCCGGTAATCAGTGCAGGATTTTCCGCTGGAAGATTTTTCCGCTGGAAGATTTTTCCGCTGATCGCTTGCCCGCTCAAGGTGCAATTCGATCATGTCGGTTCCGCGTGAACCGTCCCGGCGATTGCGCCTTTCGCGGACGATCAGGCCGGCCTCTTCCAGCTTTACAAGTGCGGTCCTGACCGACCTGTCAGACATGCCCGCGTCTTCGCCCAGGCGCTTCTGGGAGGGCCAGCAGCGCCCGTCTTCGTCGGCATAGTTGGCCAGCACGATCAGCAGCAGCTTTTCGGCCTGCGAGACGTTGCGAAGGGCTAGGGCAAGGGTAATTTGCTGGACGCTCATGCGGCCACCTTCCAGCCGCCGATGCCGCGCGGCAGAAGGGTCATGCCGTTGCGCCGGGCGTGAGAGCGGGAGCCGGTGTAGACGCTGGTATGGTCCATGCCGAACCAGCCGCCGATCATGGCGTATGACCAGCGCGCCGAGCCGTCAGCGTTGGTTTCCGAGGCCAT